GGCGGGCGAGAGGCTGATGTCCTCGTACGGCCAGTCGGTGCCCGTGATGCCCTCGCCCATGCCCCGCTCGAGGTAGTACCCGGCGTCGCCCGCGGTGACCTCGACGTACGATCCCGACTCGGAGTCACGGACGTACAGGTTCGTGATGGACACGATGTCGAGCGCACGGCCGTCGGTGGTGCCGGCGCCCAGCGTCGCGAGGCTGAGCAGGCTCATGCCCGCCCGCACGACGTCGAAGTAGGCCGTGGTGGTGCCGGTGACCTGCGGGCTGCGGTAGAAGCGCCGGCCGCACATCGCGTCGATGTCCGCCGAGACGTCGGTGAGCAGGTCGGTGAACAGGTTGTCGTGGGCGGTCGCGTCGCCCTCGCCGACCACCTCCCGCAGGTCGGCGAGGGTGGCGTACGCCGTCAGGCTGGTGGACAGCCACGGGTCGGAGTAGGCAGCGGCGTCCACGGCGGACGAGGTGCCAGGCGCGAAGCGGTACCACGTGGTGCCCGGGGTGCCCGCGGCGTCCACGATGGTGTACCGCTCGGTGCCCGAGACGAGCGCGGTGCTCGACACGGCGGAGTAGGCCCCGCCCTCGGTCGCAGCCGACTCGAGGTACAGCTTGGCGCCCGCGCCGTACTGCGTGATGAGGCTCGCCGCGGTCGGGCCGAGGTTGATGACGACCGAGACCGACATCGGTCACCTCCTAGTTGCCGGTGATGTCTCCCGGCTTCCGCCCGGGCCAGCCTGTTGCGGTGTTCGGTGACGCATCGGTGAGGGAACCCGCCGGGCCGACGCCTGCCAGGGCGCCGCGCTCGACCGCTCCCGTGAGCACGCCCACGCGCGCCACGCCACCGAGGTACCCGACCGGGGTGCGGACGAGGACCTGGACGCCCGACCCCGAGATGGACACCGGCTGGAGCGTCAGGGCGCCTGTGCCGTCGAAGCCATCGCCGTGCAGTCCGACACCCGCGACCGCGAGCGGTGCGAGCGCCAGCGAGCCGCTGCCGCTCAGCGACTCCGCGCCCGTGCCGGAGACCTCGACGGGCGCCAGCACGAGCGAGCCCGTGGCCGTGAACGTCTCGGCGCCGGTACCACTGACGGCGGGCGCCGGGAGCGTGACGGCACCCGCGCCGGTCAGCGACTCCGCACCAGTGCCGGACACCGCGACCGGCGCGAGGGTCAGGGCACCAGTGGCGGTGAACGACTCGGTGCCGGTGCCCGAGACGGTGACGGGCTGGAGCGTGAGGGAGCCGGTGGCCGTGAACGCTTCCGTGCCGGAGCCGGACACCGAGACCGGGGCCAGCGCGAGCGCGCCCGCTCCGACCAGTGACTCGGCGCCCGTGCCGGAGACCTCGACGGGCCGCAGGGTGAGCGCCCCCGTGCCGGTGGCGTTCTCGATGTGGACGCCCGAGCCGCTGATGGCTGCCGGTGGCAACGTCAGGGCTCCCGTGCCCACGGCACCCGCGAGACCCGAGCCGCTGATGGAGACCGGGGCCAGCGTCAGCGAGCCGGTGGCCGTGAACGTCTCGGTGCCGGTACCGCTCACTGCCGCGGGAGCGAGAGTCAGCGAGCCGGTGGCGGTGAAGACCTGCGACCCTGTACCGCTGACCGCTGCCGGTGGGAGGGTCAGGGCACCCGTGCCGGTCGCGGAGACCGATGCGCGCTTGTTGCCGAGATACAGGCGGTACGGCATCGCCTACCCCCTGTCGGCTAGGTGCTGGTCGGGATGCTCAGGACGAAGTCGGACCATTCCTTCGGGCTGGTCTGGTCGATGCAGACCAAGGTCACCACGTCGGCGTTCATCTCGGTGCTCGACAGGGTGATCTTCACCAGCACCGTGGATGCCGGATCGACCGATGGGAGCGTGGACAGGTTGGAGAGGCCGGCGCCGTCCTTGTCCACCTTGAAGTCACCGGCCGCGATCGTCGGGTTCGACTTCATGTTGCCGGGGTTCGCGTAATCCTCCAGCGCGATCCGGATGATGAAGTCCTCGTTCTTGACCGGGGGGTTGTAGGGTGCCGCCACGTCAGACTCCCATCAGAAGATGCCTGCGGCGTAGGTGGCAACGGGCACCGTCCGGTCCACGTTGCAGCTCAGGTCGAAGGTATTGGCGGAGTGCCCGTAGGCGACCAGCCACGGACCGACGTACAGGCGCGGCACGGTGTAGATCGTCTGGAGCGCGAACGTGACCGCGTGGGTGTCCACGAGCGTTTCAGCGCCCCACGTCGTGCCCTGGTCCTGGCTCACCTTCATGTAGATGTGCATGGCACTGGCCCACGTCGAGGTGCCGGTGGACGGCCCGCCGTAGAACACGTACCAGTAGCCCGTCTGGAGGTCGATCTGGATCGAGCACAGGCCGCAGTCGTCGGTGGCGTTGGTCACCACGTCCGTCTTGGCGGTGATGGCGCCCGAGTCCACGGTCCAGCACAGGAGGTCCTGATTGGCCGCGTCCGTGGCGTTCCAGGCCACCAGAACGTGCCGGGTGTTGGCGATGTCCGGTGCGATCGCGTAGTTCGCGAAGCCGGTCGCCGTGTCCAGTTCTGTCATCGAGCCCGAGATGCTCGTCTCTGACCAGGTATCCGCCGAGTCGTCGTACAGCTTCCGGCTGACCTCGTTCGCGCTTGCGTCCCAGAAGAACCCCATGACGTCGTTCGTGTCAGCGGCATCGAAGTCGGGCGCGAGGATCATCTGGTCCTTGGTCGCGATGGCCTCGTCGACCGCCCGGTTGTCCCACGCCCCGTTCGGCACGTTGGCGTTGGTGAGTCGGAAGAAGTCGCCCTCGGCGCCGGCGTCGATGACGGTCTTGACGTAGACGTTGCCGCCCACGGCGCGGGTGATGGACAGGTGCCCGCCAGCCGCGGTGCTGGTGCCAGCGAATACGACCACATTGTTCGACAGGGCGTCCGAGGACTCGGTGTTGATGGTCCGGTAGTGCGTGTCGGCGGTGCCGCTCTCGGTCCACGCGACGTGGATGAGGCCGGCGCTGATGTTCGACCAGCGGTCGTACCAGACCGCGACGCTGGTACAAGTGCCGGTATACATGAGCGTGGACGGCGACCACGTGACGCCACCATCGGTGGACTTGCGGAACACGAGGTCGACCTGGCCGTTGATGTGGACGGAGTACAGGACGCCGGCCGGTGTCTGGACCAGGTTGTTGGTACCCGCTCCGTTGTAGTGGGCCGCGAGCAGCCCACCGTCGATCCGGACGTCCGCGCGACGAGGCATCGGTCAGACGTGCAGGGGCAGGGTGACCGTCAGGGAGGAGATGGCGACCGTCGCCCCGGTCACGAACGCATCGGTGTTGAACTCGATGTCGAACGTGCCCGAGCTGATGCCCGCGGAGCAGTCGAAGATGGTCGTGCCGCCACCCGAGGCATGGCGGGCCCACGCGACGGTGTCGGTGGCGTCAGCGGACGAGTCCGACGTGATGGCCGCTGCGGTCGCGACGGACGGGTCCGCCGTGGTGGCGGCGCCGTACGCGGTCGCGCTGTAGGTCAGGGTCGCGAGGAGCACCTGGGCACCGACGGCGGTGTTGGCGGTGGCGGCCTGGCTCGCGGCGTAGAGCTTGATCGTCCCAGCGCCACCCGAGTCGAGGCTGTCCACGATGCTGTCGAGGGCGGCCTTCCCCACGGCCTGCGTGAGATAGGGGTTGAGTGCCATCTAGCCCTCCTGGGTGGCAGCCATGTGCCAGTCGTGGTGGGTGGTCATCGAGGGAGGCATCACGGCCGGCAGGAGGTACTCCGACCAGCCGCTCACGGGATCGACGAAGAACGTCTCCCAGTGCTTCGGGATGAGCTCGCCGCACGTGTGGCAGCGGTACGTGACGGAACCGATGCCGCGGACGTGGGGCGCGAACATCCGGTTGTAGGGCCGGACGATCGCGATGCCGGTGGACTGGTCGACGACGTAGTCGAGGTTCAACGGTCCTCCGGAAGGGCGAGCCACCCGCCGCTGGGCATCGGCGGGTGGCTCGGGAGGAGGGGTCAGGCGACGCGCGAGACCTCGGCCCACGTGATGGAGCCGGCGACCTTGATGAGGGTCGCGATGTTGCCGGCGAGGAAGATGGCCTGACCGGGGGTCACGACCAGGTCGCCGCGGAAGTCGTAGCTCGCGTTCCACTGCGGGCTGCCCGTGGTGGCCGCGGTGAGCACGGTCTGGTTGAGCCCGAGGTGGCGGTTGATGGTGGCCGAGGCGCCGACGATGGTGAGGGTCGAGCCCTGGCCGAACTTGGCGAGCGAACTGAACCCACCGCCCGCGTAGCCGCTGACGGCTGCGGTCTCGGTGAACGCGGTGATGTTGGTGCCGGTCGCGATCGCGGAGCCGAGGCCGGTCAGCTGGCTGATGACGAAGCCACCAGCGGCGCCGGTCGTGTCCACGTAGGTGAGCGCGAGGTTGAGCACCACGAGGTCGACGCCCGACCCGGACGGGTTCCAGAGGCCGACCTGCTGGGTGTTGTTCGAGTAGATGGGCAGCACCACGCCTGCGGCGGCGATGTTGCCCGTGAACACCTTGCCCTGGCGGGTCAGGTTGTAGAGCGGGATGAGGTCATACGCTGCGCTGGGGTATGCCATCGGGGCTGTCTCCTGGTGAGGACGCCCCGATGTCGGGGCGTGGGGACTTGTCGGATACCGGGCGCTTCCACCGCTTGTCGGCGGGGCGCTTGCGGGTACGCCGCGACGCTTCCTGCTCGAGCCGTTCTGCGGCCTGCTCGGCCTCGTCGGGGTCGATGGGGAAGCGTCGCGTCATGGGGGTCAGGCCTTCGTCGCCGGGATGGGCGCGGAGGTGGGGTCGGTGTAGATCACGACCATCCGGGTGCGGCCCGTGGAGCCGCCCGTGGACGAGGTCGTGATGACGCCGCTGATGACCCGCTCGGTGGCGAGGTAGCGGCGCGACCACGAGTTGTTGGCGACGTCGTCGCCGGTCTCGCCGCCGTCGAGGGCGGTGCCCATCCCGAGCGTCTCGCCCGCGACCAGGTCGCCCGCGGCCTTGAGGCTCGTGATGATGAACATGCCGTCCGCGTTGGCGGCGTCGCCCACGGTCATGTCGACCGTGCCGGCGTTGTCCCAGACGGCTACCCCGTGGACGAGCACGTCCACGAGGTATGCGCCGGCGGGGACGGTCACGGAGCCGGTGTACGTGCCGGCACCCGCGGTCTCGGTGAAGGTGACTTCCTGGAAGAGGAGGCGGCCGGGCTGTTCGACCACTCCACCACTGATGACGGGCATGGATACCTCCGGGTACGAAGAAGCCCCGGAGGTCTCCGGGGCTTGTGGTCGGTGGCTCAGGTGGGGTCAGGTGGCGCGGTGGGCCTTCCCGGTGGCGAAACCGCCGGTCGCCTTCGAGCGACATGACCTCGAACAGAACCGTTGTCCTTGCAGCTTCGGGCGCCGCTCGAACGTGGCGCCGCAGTGTTCGCAGGTAAGGGTGACGCGGCGCCTCATCGCAGGGCCGAAGCCATGGATCGCCTGGTGCTCGGACGGGCTCACCACTCGCAGGTTCTCAAGCCGGTTGTCCAGCTTGTCGCCGTTGATGTGGTGGACCTCCTCGCGCCTGTCGAGCTTCCGGCCGAGGGACGCCTCGACGACGAGCCGGTGCTCGAACTCGTACCGGCGGACGCCGGTCTTGACCTTGCGGTAGCCGCGAGCGATGGTCGTCGTCCCGGTGACCCGCTCCCTGCCGTTCATCGCGGCGTACTTGCAGGCCGTCGAGCAGTAGCGACCTTCCCCGTGGACTAGCTGGTTCCTTTGGACGTAGGTCTCCGCACCGCATCGCTCACACGCTCTGGTCTCGCCAGTGCGCTTGCGCCCGGTGCAGAAGTAGCAGCGCCTCCGTAGTGCGGTCAACTGGCGGGAGCACGTGGGGCATGTGTCCATGCCCCGCATACTACCACACAGTGATTACACTATCAGATGCCTGTAATCGTACAGGCTGCCGACGGGCGGTAGTGGAACGCCGCGAACCTGCGGACCAGTGAGATGGCGATCGTCCGCTCGGTGAAGTACGTCGAATGCTCGGTCGAGACCTCGACGATGACGCCACCGTTCTCGAAGATGGTCGTGTACGAGGTGTCCACGACACCGCCGGTGTTCTCGGTCATGCCCGTGGACACGACCACCGGGAGACCCCAGATGCGCATGGGCCCGGCCTCGGTCGGGTTGCCGAGGATGTAGACGCCATCCGTGGTCCTGGTCAGGCGGATGGCCTCCCAGTCGTTGGGATGGAAGCACGCGAGGTTGGGCTCCGCGTCGCCCGTGACGCGGACCTTGGTGATGGCCTTGTGGACCGCGTCGAACGTCGGGTCGGTGCCCTTCGCCTGGGTCTGGAAGCCGGTGCGGATGAACACGCCCCACGGGACCGGCGTGGTGCCGGTGCCGTTGAGGATGTAGCTGTTCGACTTCTTCTGGAGGCGCTTGGCGAGCATCCCCGTGATGGTCGACTGCATCGCCGGCTCATCGGACAGCAGGTTGCGGCTGGCCGGGATCCACGTCTGCACGTCCTCGACCTCGTCGGTCACGGGCGTCCACACGAACGCGGAGTCGGTCGCAGCCGTCACCTCGGCCACGGCCGCGGCATTGTCGGTGTCGGTCGTCTGGATGTAGCCCACGACCGATGCCTGCGACGTGGAGCCGTGGGGGAAGTACGGCTCGGCGTCCCCGAAGAACAGGGCCGACTCGGCGCGACCGACCTGCTCGGGCTGGGTCGCGTAGCTCGTGCCGATGGTCACGACCGTCTTGAGGTCGGCCGGGACCTCGAACCGCTTCGGGGCGTCGCCCAGCTGGTAGTCGCTGAACCGCTGTTCGGCGAAGCCCTTCTTGAACACGCTGTCGAGGTCAGCCTTGGTGCGGATGCCCGCAGGCTGCGTGTCCTTGACGACACGACCCGTGGACTCGGACTTCACGGCCTCGATGGCCGCTTCCTTCTCAGTCTCGACGGCGGCCTCCCACGCCTTGGACAGCTCGTCGACTTCCTCGTTCCGCTTGCGGAACTCGCCCACCTTGTCGGTGGGCATGTCGTACTGGCCGTCGGACGTCTTGAACGCCTCGAGGAAGGCGGCAGCGGCGGCGCGCGATGCGTCGCGCTGCGCCTTGAGTTCGGCTGCGGTGGGCATGGTTCGTCTCCACATGGGAAGACCCCCGGGGTCTCCGGGGGTCTCGGGGTTCGCGTTGGCTGGTGGCGTCAGATGGGGACGCCGAGGCTCCTCGCCCGCTCGATCTCGACCAGCAGGCCGGTGGCGCGTGCCGCCTTCTGCGGGTCGGTGGCGTCGAGGAACGCCGCGAGCTCGTCAGCGGTCCCGCTGATGGCGCGCAGGCTCTCGAGGAGTGCCGACAGGGCGGCCCGGTTCGCCGCGGAGAGCTGACGCCCTTCCTTGGCTCGCCATTCGGCGCGCTCGTCGGTCCGATCGAGGAACGCCTTGACCTCGTCCCGTACCCAGGACAGGTGTTCGGCATACGGCAGGCCCGTACCCGGGCTGCCGCTCTTGATCGCGAGTGTCGCGGTGCCGATACCGGCACCCATGAACACGGGGGACACCTCGAAGATGTCGAGGGCCTTGAGGATGTTCACCTTCTGGCCCTCCCAGACGCCCGGGCCCGAGGGCGGGAGCACCTGGTACCCGTAGCTCCACTCCTGGAGCTCGGCCATGGCCTTGACGGTGTGGTAGGTGTCGCGGCCCTGGGTGGTGTCCATGAAGAACCGGCCGTCGAACACGCCGAGGTCGTCGACCTCCTTGATGACGCCGCGTCCCACCGGGTGGGCGCCGCTCCACGTCGCGTGCTCGTACGCGGACATCGCGACGTCCTTGGTGGGGATGGCCCCGGGCAGGGTCACGTCGCCGTCGTGGTCGATGACGTTGAGGCGGCTGAACGCCACGACGACCGCGCCCTCCTCGGACAGCGTGAGGTCCGTGGGCGTGAAGGACTTGCGCAGGTTCATGCCGGACCTCCGGGCGGTGGCGGTGGGGTAGGTGCGCTGTTGTTCGGGGTGAGGACGGGCTCGTCGCCCCACGGCTGGGGGTTCATGTTCTCGAAGGCCCGCCATTCGTTGGGGGTCATGGCCTTGTTGGCGATGGCGAGCGCGAACGCCTGGTACCGCTCGAGCGTCTTGCCGCGCATGAACGCATCGAGGAGGTGCTCCGCGAACAGGGCCGGGTCGCCGATGACGTCCTTCCCCAGCTGCTGCTCCCAGCGCGTACACCACGCGCGGAGCGTGCTGTTGACGTGGTCGATGCCCTGCTCCTCGATGTTGCTGAACGTCGCGTGCGTCAGGTCGGCGATCTTGTGCGGGGCCAGGCGCATCCACCGGGCCACCTCGGTGACCTGCCACTCCTGGGAGGCGATGAACTGGATGTCCTCGGGCGGGAAGCCCACGGTGCTGATGTCCATGCCCTCCTCGAGGAGGGCCATCCGACCGGCGTTCGTGAAGCCGCCGTGGCTCGCCTCCCACGAGGTGCGCAGGTTGGCGCGCGCCTTGTCGGAGAGCTCCTTCGGGTGCTTGAGCACCACGGAGGGACGGGCATCCGACGCCAGCACGCGGTTCCCGTACTCGCGCAGCGCGATCGCGGAGCCCAGCGTCTCGCGCGCCATGCGGAGCGGCGAGTACCCCACGAGGCCGTCGAAGCCGAGCCCGGGGATGTGGAACACCCGGTCGGCCGTGAGGCGGATGGGCGTCGTGCCGGTCTTGACGGTGTAGTAGTAGACGCGCTGGTCATCCTCCCAGCGGGGGTCCATCCGGTCGGGCCGGAGCGGCCACAGCGCGACGGTGCGCCCGACGCGGTCGAGCTCCTTCTCGGCGTAGCCGTTGCCCCATGACAGGAGGTGCGCCTGGAGCGTCTCGCGGAACACGAACGACGTCATCTCGGGGTTCGGCGCGTCGTGCAGGATCCGGTACAGCGGGTGGTCGTCGGCGCGGTCCTTCGCCCTGCCGTTGCGGCGGTACAGGACGAGCGGCAGGCCAGCGATGTCCTCGCTGATGACCCTGATGGCGGCGTACCACGCGGCCACCGTGCGAGCCTTCTCGTCGGTGACCATGACGCCGCTGGACGATGGGCCGGCGTACCCGGGATACGGTGCCCACCCGGGGTTGGGGTAACCCACGCCGGCCTTGAGACCCGCCATGGCGTAGCCGTTCAGGCGGTCGTTGAGCCCGCGGAGTCGGGAAGCGACTGACATGGTGCCTCCCGTTAGAGGGTCAGGATGCCGCGTGTCTCGTACACGCTCGTGAACACCTTGCCGACCCCGGCCGCGACGGCCTCGGTGCGGGCGAGCCACGAGAGGACGCCGGCATCGGCGCCGTCCTTCTTGGCCATCGAGTCGGCGCTGGCCTTCTGGAGCACCCACAGGTGCTGCCCCTGCTCGTCGCGATCGAGGAGCGCGCGCTTGTGGGCGTTGCCGATGTGCTGGGTGTAGACGCGGTCGCCGCTGTGGCTCAGCGAGCCGTCGTTGATGGCGGTCGCGAACCCGGCCACCGCCGACGCCATGGGCCGGTTGCGGTTCGTCTCCCACGACTTCACCCGGTCGTCGCCGTACGTGCCGGCCCACGCGGCGCCCTCGTCGCGCCAGTAGAACGGGTCGTAATACATGCGCCACACGGTGTACTCGGCGAACACCGAGTCGACGGCCGCGTTGACCTCGTCGCGGGGGATGGCGCCACCGTACTGCGCCGGGTCCCAGATGCCGACGGGCCACTGCCAGCCGCACAGGACGCACGTCGCGATGAGCGCCGTGTGGTCGCCCGACTTGGAGCCGTCGAAGCCGAGCGTGATGGTGGTGCCCGGGCAGTCGCCGTGGGGCCGCGCCCGCTTCGCCCAGACGTCGAGGTCGAACGCCTTGCCGGTGCCCGTGACGATGCGGTTGCCGAAGAAGCGGGCCGCCTGGGCAGGGTCGCGCTTGAGCAGTGACGCCGCCTCGGCCTCGATGCTGTCGAGGTCGATGTGCCCATTGGGGACGAGCGTGTCGGGCGGGTAGACGGCGCGCAGGATGCGCCGCCGCTCGTCCTTGTTGGTGAACGACAGGTTGGCCGGTGGCTGGTCGAACTGGACGTACACGTCGTCGTCCGCCTGCTCGTGCATGACCTGGGCCACCGATCGCTGCGCCGGGTCCCAGGCGTTGGTCGTGGCGGACGCCCGCCCGCCCATGCCGGCGAGGCCGCGCCACTGGGTGTCGGCGACCTTGTCCATCGCGGTCGGGTGGTCCCAGATGCCGAGCTCGCCCTGCGACGCGAAGGTGATGCGGTTGCCGAGTCGCGACCGGGACTCGCTGGTCACCGTGTCGATGCGCCCGCCATTGGGCAGCCGGATGAAGTCCTCGCCCGTCCTGGGGATGAGGTCCGCGAGCGGCCCGAGCTCGATCATCGGGCGCAGCGCGTCGTACGTGTTGTCGGTCGCCTTCTCGGAGAAGGCCGTGACCTGGATGAGCGCCGTCGGCCAGTGCATCCCCATCGGCTCGCCCGGGTCGTACGGGTACTCCCAGCCGCACCGGCAGCCGTGGTCGCGGCAGGCGTAGCCCTCGTCGCGGCCGGCCCACCCGCCGAACAGGGCGGGACCGACGCCCTCGAGGCATATCTGCGCCGCCTCCATGGGGTCCTTGCCGAGCTTCTGCGGGCCCACGAGCAGGCCGCGGCGGTAGACGAACGCGGGTGCCTTGACCGGGTTGGACGGCACCCACATCGCGTCGGGGCGGACCATGTAGAAGTGCTGGAGGTACCGCGCCTGGTACTGGTACAGCACGAACGGCTGGGCCTGGCGGAACCCGTCAGGGATGACGCAATGCGCCTCGATCCACTCGAGCGCGACGGCGAGCGGCTGCGGCTTAGGCTGCGCCGCCGATGATCGTCTTGAAGCGCGAGCCCGTGCTGGTGCGGCGACTGCCATTCGTGGGCTTGGCCTCCGGTGCGTCAGCTGGTGCGATGCGCCAGCGCAGGCGGGCCAGTCCTGCCGCGGACAGGCCGAGCCCTTCCATCTGCCGGAGCATCAGGGTCCGCAGCGCCGGGGACGCGTCCTTCTCGGTCGCCTCGCAGAACACCCGCACGTAGGCGGCGACCTCATCGCGCAGGCCGAGGGCTTCCCACTGGCTCGCCTGGGGCGTCAGCCAGAGCCGCGCCCACATGGCGTCCTCGCGCTTGGTGGACTCGGTGAGCGGCCACGATGGTGCGTCGCCGGTGCGCGGGTGGAGCGTCAGCCAGCCAGCCTTGTCGGATGGCCGGTCACGCCGGAGTGCGTTGGGGTCTGGTGGGGGGCCGGAACGTGCGCGAGCGCCGCCCTGTGCCATGTTCTGGCCCTCCCTGGAGGGGGTGACTGAACCTGACCGGCGCATGAGACGCGGCCGAGGTCATGGACGCCCCGCTGGCTCGCAGCGATCCGACCTACCCCCGGCGGAGCGCGATGACGAGCGCGGCTGTCAGGCACACGATGCTGACCACGATGGTGAGGAGCACGACGACGACCGCCCACCCTGGGAGCGGGCCGCCATCCACCATGCACGGCACGCAGGGCACCACGACCACGATGGCGCTCATCAGCCCCTACCCCTGCTCGCTCCCATGTACCAGCGGTTGAGCGTGCGACACACGACGCGGTAGCCGTGCTCGGGGTGGCCCGGCACCACGTGGTCGGCCACGAGGTCGTGGCTGGGGTGGAGCGGGTGGTCGTAGTCCGGGTCACCTGGGCAGACCCAGCCATGGAGCGCCACGTGCTGCGCTCGCAGGGCTGCGCTGGTGCGCTGGTGCGTCGGGCCGTACTGAGGACGCTTCACCGGGGACGCCGAGGCTAGCGTCCGCTCTTTCGCGCTGCGGTCTCTCGCGCCGGTGGGCCCGCTCACCGGACGGGATGCGTCCTGCATACAGTGTATCCCTAGCGGCAATGCCCCTTCACGCTACCCTCCGGAGCTCGGTGTATTCCGTCCACAGGTGGTACAGCGCACGGTCGAGGTAGACGGCGATGACCTCCTGGGGGTAGCACATCTGGTCGCCCAGCCGATGCCAGTCGCCACCCAGCAGGGCCAGCTGGAACAGGGCGCGGGCGGTCAGCGGGAAGCGTCGGTGCAGCCGTGACAGGGCGGCCCGGAACGGCAGGCGGAAGTAGCCGTCGGCGTCCGTCTGCCAGGGCACGCCCTCGATGAAGCGGCGGAACTCGTCACGTATGGCAGGGGAGCCGATGCGCGAGCCACCCACCAGCGCGCTCGTCACGTCCTGGTCGGGCGTGCCGAAGAACACGCCGCTCCGATGGACCGAGAAGGGCGGCTCGTCGGCGATGACCTCGCGGAACCACGTCAGCAGGGCATCGAAGCCCTTGGGCTGGGCGCCCTTGCCCATGCGTCGCTCGAGGCTGCGCTCGTGCTCCTGCGCATAGGGCGTCTCCAGCGCCGCCCGGCGGTCGTGCTTGGACATGGATACCGCGCTCACGCAGCCTTCACCCTGAAGAAGTCAGGCCCCATCCCGGGGAACGTCGTCGTGACGGCGACGACCGTCAGGTCGGCCATCGGGACGGTGCGCACCTTGCCGGGCACCTCGTAGAGCACGAGCGCCATGGCGTTGCCCACGGACTCGAACACGCCCACGATGACGCAGGTACGGCCCTGCTCGTCCTCTGCGACGAGGTAGTCAGCCATCAGACCGGCGTCACCCGGTTGCGTGCCCACCACGCGGCCACAAGGCCCACGATGGCCGACACGGCACCCGTGAGGGCCGCCTGCTGCGCTGCTGCGGCGTCGGGGTTCGCGTCGAGCGGGATGACGTGCCACAGGAACAGGACCTGGAGGATGGCGGTCGCTGCGGCGGTGAAGCCGGCCGCTGTCAGGACGGGTTCATTGCTCATCGGTGTCTCCTTACGCTGTCGGCCCCAGCGGGCCGGTCTGGGTGCTGCGACGGAACGGGTCACGCCACGGGAACGGGCCCATCAGTTGCGCTTGGGTCGACCGCACCGTCTGGTCGAGCCAGTCGCGGTCGGCGGCGGTCAGGGGTTCGAGGGTGGCCTCGTTCGGGTCCCAGTCACCAGCGCGGATGCGCATGCGGCCAGCAGCGAGGTCCGCTAGGCCCTCATCGAGTGCCTGACGTGTGCCGGGCTCGGACAGCGCCCGTACCCACGGGTCCCACTGCACGTCATCCATGGCGTCGGGCTGCACGGGCTCAGGGCGCTCACGCCGCAGCCACGCGAGTAGGGCGAGGGCGGCTGCGGCGAGGGCAAGGAGCCTCATGGCTGCGCGTCCTCGGCGTCTCCCAGCGCCTCCTGGCCGAGCGCGAGCATGGCGGCGATGGTGCTGCGCAGGTCGGCGTTCTCGGCCTCGAGCTCGGCGAGGTCGTCAGGGTCCGTCGGCACGGGCGGCTTCGGCGGCGGCTCGGGCTTCGGCACGATAGGGTCGTAGTCGAGCCCGTGGCCGCCCATGCGACTGAACGCCCGCTTGATGGCGGCCGTCTTGCCCGGGCACCGCTTGACGTCCTGGAAGTCGCGATGGCCGAGCGGGACGAGCTTCGGGTACCGGGTGCGGCAGTCGCGGAACAGGCGCACCAGCGACTCCACCTGCTTGTCGTTGGGGCCCTTGACGGCCTTCCCGGCGACCTCGACCGCGATGACGCCCTTGTTGGGGTTCGACCACAGCCCGCGCAGGGCGGCCTTGGCGTGCTTCGCACCGTAGTAGCCGTCGGCGTCGTTGCTCGTGCGGAGCGTGCGCGGGTTGATGGAGCCCGCGGCCTTCCGCTCCGGCACCATGGCGATGATGCCGCCGTCCGTCTCCACCGTGTACTGCACGCTCACGTTGCGCCGGGGGTTGCGCGACAGGTAAGCGGCGACGTTGGTGCCCTCGGCCATGTGGACGCAGAAGCCACGGATGTCCGACGCCTTGCGCGTGGAGCCCACGAAGCCGCCGGGCTTGACGGTCCGGTTGGCGATGCTGGTCATGGCAGCGGCTCCCGCCGGCTCTCTGGATCGCACGGCTCGCGGTCCGGCTCCCACCACCACTCGCGTCGCACGATGCGACCATCGACGGTCTCGGTCTCGATGTGCCGCCGGTCGCGTGGGTGGAGTAGGTAGGCCGCCCGGTCGGCCACCGGATGCGGTCGCTGATGCTCCACGTCGGTCACGCGCTCGCGGAGCATCGCCATGGCCTCGGCATGCGACAGGACGCGCTCGCGCAGCTGGTCACGGAGCGTGGTCGCCACCTTGACGCCTCGGTGGCGCTGGATGCGCCAGGGCAGCCGGTCCCCGCTCGGCGTGGCCTTGATGGCGGTGGCGAGCTGGTCAAGGCTCAGGCCATCCTTGCGGAACCCGGCCAGCGACTCCCCCGACCGCTGGAACAGGTCCCACGCCGCCCTGTCGGTGTCCTTAGGCACGGGGAAGCCGGCGATGTCGAGCGCGAGCAGCCCCGAGAACACGACGCACCCGTGCTTGCGCAGGTCGGTGCGGAACCGGCGGCTGGTCTGGTCGAAGGCGCGGGGGAGTGTCACTCCTCGTCCCCATCGTCGTCGTCGATGCCCTCGGGGAGCGGGTCGGACTCGGGCTCGTCGCCGTGCGGGTCCATCTTCGCTCCCTGCTCCACAGGCTCGTCCTCGTCGGGCGGCACCGGGTCGTTGGCGTCGGTGGGGGTCACCGGGTCGGTGAAGTGCAGGGTCGCCCTGGACGTGACACCGGGCATCACCGCGTGCGTCCGAGGACCCACGTACACCGGGCCCCACGTCACGCTGCCAACGATGAGTCCGCTCACCATCCACCTCCCGTCGCGCCATACGCAGGACTACCTATCGCGGACCGCACCGGGCCGCACCAGAGTGCACACGTGGAAGGGCTGTGGTGGCTGCTGGCGGGCATCGTCATCGGGGTGGTCGCGTCGCGCCTCATCACCATCGCCTCCGACTCCTGACGAGGAGCACGAGCGCCCACAGGCCCGTCAGGACGAGGATCGCCCGCTCCACGTGCGCCGCCAGCGCGGCCTCCGAGGTCAGGACGAGCTCCGGCTGCGCGTACACCGTCGAGCCGATGAGGCCACGCAGGTCCGAGCCACTGATGGCGACCATGAAGGCCGCGATGACCCCCGTGGGGAGCGTCCGGCGCGAGCGCCAGTGGACGATGATGCACCCGAAGGCCAGCGGCCAGACGACGAGCCCCGCGAGCGACAGGAGCAGCGGCACGGTCACTTGTGCTCGTCCCTGCCGTTGCCGCCGAGGAGCCGCTGGGCGATGGGGATGCCGAGGAGGGTGAGGAGCCCGGCGACCACGATGCCGAGGATGGGCTCGGCGTTCTCACGGCCGCTGATCCACGCGAGGACCAGGAGCGCCGCGAGGGCGGTGAACACCCCGGCGGCGAGGACGCGCAGCCACCCCAGGGCGTCGTCATCGTCGGGGAGCGGCGACACGTGTCAATCGCTGGGCCAGCAGGACGAGCAGGCGGTCGGTCATCAGGCCGAGCAGGAAGCCGGTCGCGAGGATGACGAGCGGGTCCACGGTCAGCGAGCAGCCCTGCGGGACCGGGCCCACCCAGGGGAGGAGTACCCGGACGGGCCGGCCCCGCGCTGCATGTCGTCCATCAGGCCCATGGTGCGGTCGGGTGGGGTACCGAGGTGAGGGGCCTGTTTCAGCCCCCTAGGCCGCATCGAGCCAGAAGCCGTCCTGGATGCACACCCGGCCCTGTCCGAGACGGTGGACGAGCTGGATGGTCGTCATGCCCGTCCGCCTGCGCACCTTCTTGAGGCGATGCTCGATGGCGGACTTGGTGACGCCCTGGTCATGGGCGGCGGCTTTCAGACTGCCACACCGCGCAAGGGCCTCCAGCGCCTCGTACTGGGTGGCGGTCACGACGCACATGGGCTAGGCGGCCCGAGACTCGCGCGCCAGCCGCCTCCGCTGGTGCTTCTCACCCTCACCGCCGTCGGTGATACGCCGGCTCGACGCCACGATGGCAGGTCGAGCGAGCAATCGGTCCAGCTTCTCCTCCAGGCGCGCGAACGGCTTCGCTTCCGCGCGTAACTCCTCGTTCTCATCCTCGAGGTGCGCCACCCGGGCTTCTAGCAAGGCCACTCGCTCCTGAGCCTCCGCGAGCTCGCGGCGGGCGGTGGCCCATGCGCCGGTCCCTCGGCGCGCGTAGGTGGCTCGCGCACGCCCGGCGGCGTACGGGTACCGGACAGCCCCCGGTAGCGGGCCTTCGTGGCCGGTGGACTTCGCGTAGCCGACCAGTGCCGAGCGGACCCCACCCTGGGTGATGCCCA